GACACCTTCGACGAGGAGGAGGGCACCAGTTTCGCCGCCGCCGCACCGGAGACTCCCTTCGCCGAGGAGGAGCCGGCCGCTCCCACAAGCATGGCCGAGCGGCTACGGCTTCGCTCCATGCAGGTGGCCAAGGAGGCCGCCGAGGTGGGCTTCCAGAGCGAACAGGAGATTCCCTTCTGATGGAAAGAACCACCATCCACATCAACGGCAAGGATGTCACCGCTGGCTTTGACGAGCTGGCGAAGATCGAGGCCGAAACTGAAACAGCAGAGGAGGCCCTGCTGTATTTGCTAAAGCAGAACATTCACCGTGCTTCCACCTGCAAGCAGGATGAGAAGTTCAAGATGACGTTCAGCCTGACCTTTGAGAGGTGCCACGGGCCCACGACCATCAAGAGCAAGTGCACCTACACCAAGTCCATGGGTGAGGAGCTGGTGCTGTTCTCAAAGGACACCAGCCAGCCCCTACTCCCATATGAGGACGAGGACTAATGCCCAACCCCCAGAAACGGAAGGGTGACAAGGCCGAACTGGAAGCGGCCGAGCTGATCAACACCATGCTGCGGGCCTACGGCTGCCCGGTCAGTTGCCGCCGGGCCCTGGGTGCCGGCCGGCAGGACGACACCGGCGACATCTTCGGCCTGCGGGATCACACCATCCAGGTGGCGAGCTGGGCTGACACCGCCGCTGCAGCCCTGGTCAAGCCGATCGAGGTCATGGCTCAGATGGCGAACGCCGGGGCGAACTTCGCCTCCACATTCGTCCGGTTCCGTGGCGGCCAGTTCCGGGTGGTGCAGACGGTGGACCAGTGGGCCCGACTGGTGGCCCTGCAGCAGCGGGAGGCGATGCCATGAAGGTCTGCCCCTTCTGCGGTCACACCAAGACCGGCATCAACGGCACCGAGTCCAAGGACCCCGACTCCCGCCGGTACAGGGTTTGCCTGAGCTGCGGGAAGCCGTTCACCACCATCGAGGTGGTGGTGGTGAACACCGGGGGCGAGTGGGCCCCGCTGCAGCAGGAGACCGCCCGACCGTCAGCCGTTACTTCCTACCGGCGGGTCGCCATGCCACCTGATTCGTGGGGCCTGCCCTACCAGCTGGCCATCGACATCTCCCACTGGTGGGAGGTTGCGCGATGGAGCAAGCACGGCAACAAGGCCGTGTGGACCGAGCGGGCGTTCAATGCCTCGCTCAGCCGGGTCCAGCAGCTCCACCTGGCCATGCCGGAACGCGCCCGCGAGCTGGTGGCCAGGGGGGTGGAGAACGGATGGATGGGCCTTGATCCGAAGTTCCTCAACTCCAGGGAGCAGTTTGGACGGTTCGCCCCTACCGCCCAAGCAACCCCACTGGGGCCCAAAAGCCCCGCAATGCAGGCCGCTGTGGAGTCATGGCACGACAACCCCTGACCATCGACGAGTTTCTCGGCGGCTCCGAGATGGTGTTCTCCCACCTGCGGGTGAAGGAGGCGGATCGGTGGAGCACCTCGATCTGCAAGCTCAAGTTCGCCAGCTTCAAGGGGTCGTTCCCTGAGATCGACCGCGAGCAGTTCCTGTGGGCCTGCGAGGTGTGGGTCCAGGACAGTGCCGGCAAGGAGTTCCTGAAGTTCCCCACCTGGGCTGAGCTGATGGCATCCCTCTATGGCACCGAGGGCGGGCTGGCAAACAGGTCCTATGGGTTCAAGGAGACGCTGCCCGCCTGGCTGGCCCCCACCCCCCAGCAACTGGCGGAACTGCCGAAGGAGCGGACGACCCTCAAGCCCCACCAGGGCGAGGCGTACCGCCTGCTCCCCGCCAGCGGCCCCCTGCTGCTGCCCAAGGCCACCCCCGCCCGGGGGCTGACCGATGAGCAGTGGGCGGCCTACCTCGCAGGAGGTGGGTCCGATGGCTGACGGCATGGAGTTTCTGGACAACCCGGCCAGCGGATTCCCCTGCCTCTACAACCGCGACGAGATCCGGCGGATCGTTGAACACGGCCTACTCACCGGGCTCTGGTCCGTCAATGACGTGGCGAAGCACCAACTGAACCCCGTCCTACCCAGCCTCGACTTCCTCGAGGCCAACCCCCAATTCCGCGACCGCCACTACCGCGACCTGGAAGCCTTCCGGCGGCGCGGGCAATCCACCACCACCACAGAGGACGCATGACTGACGACGAGTTCGACGAGCTGATTGAGCGCTTGTGGGACAAGCACTCCAACGCCGAGGAGGTGATGACCGAGTTTGAGTTCTACGAGGCCGCCCTCAAGATCCGCGCACTACTTACCGACCCCACACCATGACAACCACCCACCACCGAGACGACACCGTGGCCCACGACATCAACGCCACCCTTGAAGAACGCGGAAAACGCTACAGCCATTCAGTAGAGAGGGTTCTTATCACCCCGGAGATGGCAGGGGCCCTCCTGCTTAAAAATCACAGGAACCGACGCATCAGCCAAATGGCTGTCCGAGCTTATTCCCAAGACATGGCGCATGGGAGATGGGACGAGGGCACACATCAAGCCATCGCATTGGACAAAAACGGCCAAATACTTGACGGACAACAGCGGCTAGCCGCAATCGTGGAATCAGGGGTGTCAGTGTGGATGTGGATGCACACTGGATTAGAGCCAGAATCCATTCACTTTATGGACAAAGGGCGCAAGCGCAGCGTCGCCGATTCGGTCCACATCGACGGCGGCGCCCACGGGGAAACCGTTGCTGCGGGGATCCGTAACTACCTTTTCTATAAATGCGTCCCCAATGTTGTCTGGACAGGGCACAGGTCGCCTACACACGCAGATGTATTTGACTACTACCAGAGCAACCTAGAGCGCTGTAACTGGTCTGCCAGGCTGGCGGTACAGACGCAAAAGCAATACAAGCTGCTTGTGCGATCACAAATCGCAGGCTTTCTGCTAATTGCGGTTGCGACTGGCCTTTACGAGGACGAACACTTGGAGAGATTTTGTGATCGCCTCGGATCCGGCCTTGAACTCCCAGAGAGTAGTCCCATCGCTGCGTACAGACACAGACTTGTCATGCTGGCCACAACTTCCCGCATCAAAGACAGGCAGCAACTGGCAATAGCAAACCTGATCAAGCTCTTTAACTTTGAACAGGCCGGGACCCCCTTGAAACTGTTCAAGAACGCATCCTTCCCCCCAATGCCAGAGCTAAAATGAAGCTCCTCATCGACACCGAGCTCTACCTATTCCGTGCCGCCGCCGCCTCCGAGTACGAGGCGGAATGGGCGCCGGATGAATGGACCTACCTCTGCCGCCATGGTGATGCCAAGGCCGCCTTCCAGGGGATCGTCGGCAAGCTGATGGAGACAGCCCCCGACCACCAGCCCGTGATGGTGTTCGGCGGCCCTGCCTCATTCCGCTACGGGATCTACCCCGGCTACAAGTCCAACCGGAAGGGGCTGAAGAAGCCCGCCGGGTTCCGCGCCCTGGCCGACTGGGTGCTGACCGCCGCCGCCGGCCGGGGGTGGGAGACCCACCAACTGCTGGAGGTGGAGGGGGATGACGTGCTGGGCTTGGCCGCCGGCCCGGGCGACATCATCGCCAGCGACGACAAGGACATGCTCACCCTGCCGGGGATCCTCCTGAGGAATGGGGAGGTGCTGGAGATCAGCGAGGACCAGGCCGATCGGAACTTCTTCCAGCAGGCCCTGACGGGTGACACGGCAGACGGCTACCCCGGCTGCCCGGGCATCGGCCCAGTGAAAGCCGAGCGGGTGCTGGACCTGTGCCACACCCCTGCAGAGATGTGGGCGGCGGTGCTGGGGGCCTACCGCAAGGCCGGGAAGTCCGATCACTTCGCCCTGCAAATGGCGAGGTGCGCCCGGATCTTGAGGCCGGGGGAGTACGACCACGACGCAAAAGTTCCCATTCTCTGGATGCCACCCCAATGAGCCTGAACATCGACAGCCGCTACATCACTGGCATCTACGCCCTTGGCCAGTGGTTCAACGTCAAGCCGAACAGCGTGGACGTGGACGCCTATGAGTTCATCAACTGGGAGGATGACCTGGAGCCAGGCCAGCGCCGCGACTGGGACATCCAAGGCACTTGCTACCAGATGGGCAGCATCTACCCAGACCGAGAGGGCCCCAGCTGCGGCATGTTCGGCGAACGCAGCCGCCTCTCGTGGGCCAACCCTTGCGGCCATCACGGCATTACCTTCCTGGACGCCGACACCGGCGAGCGAGTCTCATTTTCCCTGGCAGAAGTGCGAGCGTTTCGGGAACGGCAGTTAGGCGAAAAGGACATGCCGCCGCAATGAGCAAACGACACAAGCAAAAGCCCAAGGACTTCCAAGGCCGAGTCATGCACCCGGAAACTTCCGAGGCATTTGTCTCAATACTTGGTTCTTTGCTGAAAGGGCTGGCGCAACATCCTAAAGCTTTTGTTGCGTTCACCGAAGTCTCGGAGAAGGAACTGCTGTTCCTTTCCAACTGCTTCCCAGTCCCCATCCCGCGAGTCGCTGCGCTGGATGCTCTGCCCGACAGCGATGTACGCACACTGGCGGTTATTCGCCTCCAGGCGATTGAGCCTGCTCTTGGGCCCGACGCTTACGGGATCATGGAGTGCCCGTCAGTGAAAAAGTATGCGGAAGCGGGCGACAGCATGGTGGGAGTCTGCGAAAACATGATCCTGAAGATCATCCTGGAAAAGCGGCTTGAGTATGGCGACCTTGGTTTTATCCCCGGCGTTAGCACCAGCCTGGTAGAAGGATTGAGAGCAGCAGCATGACCACCCCCGAGATCCTCGAGTACCTGCTGGCCCACCGCCACAGGTACAAGAATCAGGTGCTGATCGACTGCCTGGCCCTGGCCAGCCATGGGGTGGCGGGCCGTCGGGTGCTGGTCCGCGAATTGGAGGACGTGCTGCAGGCCCAAGGCTTCGCCTACGTCTCCGTGCGGATCCGGCACCTGAAACGGGTGGGCCTGATCGACTACGAGCCCGGCCACTGGAGCCGGCCGGGGTATCTGTTCCATCGGGTGGGACCCGCCTTCCCGCCGCCCGTAGACTGCGGTGGTCTGCAGGACTGCAGTGTTTCCGATCTGGACCGAAGAACATCTCCGCTGGCTTCAGGCCCGCTTCCCCGATCGGTGCCCTGACCCGGGCACCGACCCCAGGGTGATGGACCGCATCACCGGGAACGTGGAGGTGGTCCGCCTGGTGGAGGCCGAGATCAAGCTGAACAAGGGGGTGGCCTGATGTGCGGCGGTGGAGGCGGCGGCGCCACGATCACGTCCCCCAACTACATGCAGTCCACCAGTGAGGTGATGATGCAGATGGAGGCCATGCGCTCCCAGCGCGAGGGGGTGCTGGGGCTGGCCCAGACGCGGCTCAACGCCGCCCTGAACCAACAGGGCCAGACCCTGCAGGAGCTGCAGCAGGTCAAGACCCAGCGGGCCAACGAGACATCAGCCAACGCCCAGCGACTGGCGGCACTGGTCGGTGTGCCGGCCCCCGACAAGACGGCCCAGGCCCCGGCAGTGGCCGATAACCGGGCGGGTCAGGTTCGCGCCCAGGGCAAGAAGCAACTGCGGATTGACCGCACAAGTTCCCGCCGCTCCGGTGACGGGGTGGGCCTCAACATCACCTAAAGCCATGTGCGGATCCAGACCCCAAGGACCAACTCAAGAGCAGGCAGCCTTCGACATCTACCGCCAGGCCCAGCAGCAGGCGCAGACGCAGCGGTTCATCGACCAGTCCAACCAGCAGCAGGCGGCCATGGCCCAGCAGCTGGCCGAGCAGCAGGCAGCGACCGTGGCCCAGACCCTGCAGCGCCAGCAGGAACTGGCCGCCGAACAGGCCGCCGCCGCAGCCGACGCTGCCAGCAGGCAGACCACCACCTACGCCACTGCCACCGAATCGGAGGCGCCCATCGCACCACTCACCACTACCGAGATCAAGCCGATAAAGAAGGCAGCCACCAGCCTGCGGATCACCCCAGGCAGCACCCAGGCCACGGCCGGCGCCGGCCTGAACCTGGGGGTGTGAGATGACAGCCGAAGCCCTCTACAACGATCTGGTCAGCGATCGGTCCTACTGGATCAACAGGGGCAAGCAGGCCGCCGCGCTGACCATCCCCTACCTGGCACCCCGGGAGGATTCCCTGCCCAACGACAGCCCCGACCTGGAGCTGCCATGGAACGGGGTGGGCCAGGCGGGGATCAGCAACCTGGGTAGCCGGCTGCTGATGGCCCTGCTCCCCCCGACCGAGCCATTCTTCCGGCTCACCATTGACGAGCTGGAGATGGCCAAGGTGACGGCCGAGATCGAGGACAAGGAGCAGGTGGCCAAGGACAAGGCCGCGTTCGACAAGGCCCTGAACGTGCTGGAGCGGAGCCTGCTGGCGACCATCGCCCACAGCAACGACCGGCCGGTGCTGCATGAGGGCCTGCTGCAGCTGCTGGTGATCGGCAACGTGCTGGCCTACCGCCCTGCCGAGGGCCTGCGGATGTACGGGCTGGGGCGGTACGTGCTGAAGCGGGAGCCGAGCGGTCGCCCGTCGCTGGCTGCGATCTGCGAGCAGCTGACGGTCAAGAGCCTCAGCAAAGAGGCCATGGCCATCCATGAGAAGCGGGTGGGCGAGGAGCCATCCGATGACAAGGCCGTGGGACTGGGCGGCCACGGGAAGCTGGTGAAGGTCTACACCCTGATCGAGTGGGACTACGCCAAGAAGCGGGTGGACTGGCACCAAGAGATCCACGGCAAGGAGATCCCTGGCACTGAGGGGTGGTCGCCGCTGGATGAATCGCCTTGGAT